ATGGCTTCTGCTGGCTCTGGCAAGACAACATTCTTGGTCAAGGAAGCGTTATCGCGGCCAGATAAGAGGATCGCAATACTCACATATACCAATAACAATATTAACGAGATCAAGAAGAAGTTCTGCGAAAAGCATGGCGGAATTCCCAAGGCTGTCGACGTGATGACTTGGTTTTCCTTTCTACTCCATGAGTGTACAAGACCGTATCAACGGTCGGTGTACTCAAAACGAAGAGTGAAAACGATTCACTTTCCTAAAGGGCGCTCGCCATATTATGCAGAATATTCTGCTACTGAGAAGTACTATTTCAGGAATGGCGACGAGATATACTCGGATAAGATTTCTCGGTTTGTCATTGATTGTGAGAGCAAATCAAATGGACTTGTAACCAAGAGACTGGCTGATATTTATGATGAGATTTTCATTGATGAATTCCAAGACTTGGCTGGTTACGATCTGGATCTTTTGGGAAAATTCCTGGAAGCCGGAATTCGTATAGTAGTAGTAGGTGATTCGCGGCAATGTACCTACACTACGAACAGCTCTGCCAAAAATAGACAATATCGAGGCATTGGGATTATGAAGTTGATATGCAAGTGGGAAAAAAACAGTCTTTGCGCGATTGAGAATCATGCGAAAAGCTACAGATGTAACCAGAGAATATGCGATTTTGCTGACCTGCTTTGGCCGGATATGAAGAAAACGGTATCCCACCAAAACGCTACCACTGAGCATGATGGTATTTTCGTGGTATCTAAGGATAATGTGCACGAGTACGTTGATCATTACAAACCGGTTGTGCTTCGATATAACAGGAATACCAATACTTACGGCTATCCTGCACTGAATTTTGGAAATGCTAAAGGCCTGGAGTTTGATAGGGTCCTGATTATTCCACATGGACCGATAAAGAAGTACCTTCAAAAAGGTGATGTGAAAGATGTTAAGGGGTCTCTGGAGAAATTCTATGTTGCTGTTACAAGGGCAAAGCATAGTGTTGCATTTCTGTATGATGGAAAATGTAACGTTGGTTGTATTGAGTGGCAGCCCACAACAGACTCATAGAACCAAAACAGCATTTGACGCAGATTGAATGGGCAATTGGTCGAACTGAATGTGGATTAGCAGGTTACAATGGAGCTTAATATATGGCAAGCAAGAGAACAAAACTCGAACTAACGTGGATTGGGAAGGAAAACCGGCCCAAGCTGGAGCCGCGGATTCTGATTGAGGATCCGGAGAAGTCTTACCACGCGGCGCAACGTCAAAGCGAAAACGATATTTTCGACAATCGGCTGATCTTCGGTGATAACCTGCTGGCCCTCAAGGCGCTGGAACAGGAGTTCACCGGAAAGGTCAAGTGCATTTACATTGACCCTCCATATAACACAGGTTCTGCATTCGAGCATTATGACGATGGTGTTGAACACTCACTATGGTTGTCGCTGGTGCGTGATCGGCTCGAGATTCTCAGGAAGCTTCTCACCAAAGATGGGTCACTTTGGGTCAGCATTGATGATGTCGAATATGCATACCTGAGGGTATTGCTCGACGAAGTGTTTGGGCGGGCGAATTTTGCCACCACGATAATTTGGGAAAAACGCAAGACTCGTGAAAACAGGAGAGTATTCTCGTTCAAGCACGACTACGTAGTGGTATATGCAAAGAACCGCAGGATTTTCGAAGGCACAAGGAATGCTCTTCCAATGAGCGAGAGCGTGCGTGCCCGTTACAGAAACCCGGACAACGATCCGCGAGGGTCTTGGCAATCTATCTCAGCACTAGCTCAAGCTGGCCACGGGACCGCGTCGCAATTTTACACCCTCACTGCGCCAAATGGCAAGGAACATGAACTACCCGAAGGGAACTGTTGGCGCTACACACAGCAAAGGATGACTGAAGCAATAAACGACGGTCGTATATGGTTCGGGAAGACAGGCAACAATGCGCCCAGAATCAAGAAATACCTGAGCGAAAGCGGCGATTCTGGGCTAACCCCGGAAACGATATGGTATGCAGACGAGGTTGGCACCACCGATACGGCAAAGAAGCATTCCCTTCAACTCTTCGAAGGCGGAACCGTTTTTGACACACCCAAATCCGAAGAACTCCTGCAGCGAATACTCCAGATAGCCACCAACTCAAACGACATTGTTCTGGACTCATTCGCCGGCTCCGGCACCACGGGAGCAGTGACTCACAAGATGGGCCGCCGCTGGATCATGGTGGAGCTTGAAGAAACATGCCACACGCACATCATTCCTCGCATAAAAAAGGTCATTGACGGCAAAGACGAGGGCGGCATCACCAAGGCCGTGAACTGGAAAGGCGGTGGCGGTTTCCGTTACTACCGGCTCGGCCCGTCGCTTATCATTGAAGACGAATGGGGCAACCCGGTCATCAACTCCGAGTTCAACGCGGCGATGTTGGCCGAAGCCATGTGCAAGCTCGAGGGCTTCGAATACGCTCCCAGCGAGGAGGTCTACTGGATTCACGGCAAAAGCACGGAATGTGATTTCCTTTATGTGACCACCCAGTTTATGAGCAAGCAGATGCTGACACGCCTCAGCGACGAGGTCGGGCCGGAACGCAGTCTGCTGATCTGCTGCTCCGCCTTCCGGTGCGATCCGAGCCAGTTCCCAAACCTGACCGTTAAGAAGATACCAAAGGCCGTGCTCAAGAAGTGCGAATGGGGTCACGACGACTACAGCCTGGAGATCAAAAACCTCCCGAAGGCTCCGCCGGAGCCGGACCAACTGACGGAAGACAAATCTGCCAAACCACGGAGGAAGTTCGGCAAGGACAAACAGGTGCAGGCGACACTGTTCGACATGGGAGGTGAAAAATGAGTATTCAACATATCAATTCTATCAGCAACCGTTTGAGCCTGCGTCCCCCGCAACGGGATTCGCTGGAGATTCTGGCCCGCATTTGCGAAATCATCACACTTGAAAAGAACAGCGATACTGCGCAAGCCGTAGAAATAATCAAAAGTGAGTTCTCAACCGTTGAGGATTTCGAGCGTGATTTCCCGTCGCTTTGTTTTGCCCTGGCCACTGGTGTAGGTAAGACCAGGCTGATGGGCGCTTTTATCAGCTACTTATACATGAGTCAGGGGATCCGTCATTTCTTTGTGCTCGCGCCGAACTTGACAATATATAACAAGCTGATTGCTGACTTTAAGCCGAACACGCCGAAGTATGTCTTCCAGGGGATTTCTGAATTTGCAGTAAATCCTCCGGAGATCATTACCGGTGATGACTATGAGAGCGGCCGCGGTATGCGCGGCGGCAGGCTATTCGACATGGGTGAAGTGCATGTCAATATTTTCAATATCTCGAAAATAAACAGCGAAGTGCGTGGCGGAAAGTCGCCCCGCATCAAGCGTCTGAGTGAATACATCGGGCAAAGTTATTTCGACTACCTTGCCGGGTTGGACGACTTGGTGATGTTAATGGACGAATCGCACCGCTACCGGGCCAGCGCCGGAGTACGGGCGATCAATGAATTGAAACCCATCCTCGGACTGGAGCTGACCGCTACGCCACAGGTGGAACGAGGCCAACGCGCCGAGCCTTTCAAGAATGTGATTTACAGCTATCCTCTAAGCAGTGCAATGGATGACGGATTCGTGAAAGAACCTGCAGTTGCGACGCGGGAGAACTTCGATGCGGCAAACTACACACCGGACGGCCTGGAGAAGGTCAAGCTCGAAGATGGTATCCGAATTCACGAAAATACGAAAGTCGAACTAGAGGTATACGCCCGAAATAACGAAAAACAGATCGTCAAACCATTCATGCTGGTGGTCGCCCAGGACACAACACATGCCAATGCCCTGCAGCAAGTAATAGAAAGCGAGGATTTCTTCGAAGGAAGATACAAGGATAAAGTAATCACTATCCACTCAAATGTGCGCGGCGAGATAAAAGACGAAGTTGTGGAGCAATTATTGACCGTTGAGCACCCGGATAACCCCATTGAGATAGTCATTCACGTCAACATGCTCAAAGAGGGGTGGGACGTCACAAATCTCTACACCATTGTTCCATTGCGAGCTGCGAACTCCCGGACTCTGGTTGAGCAGTCCATCGGACGTGGACTGCGCCTGCCTTATGGCAAACGTGTGGGAATCCCGACAGTAGATCGTCTAACCATCGTGTCACATGACAGGTTCCAGGAGATAATCGACCACGCCAACGATCCGAACTCGATTATCCGAACTGGAATAGTCATCGGAAAAGATATCCCCGAGGCCGGCAAGAAGGCGGTGATTGTCGAATCCGAGTTTGAGAAAACCATTTCTGTACCTCCTGCGAAGGCAAGCGAAAAGGGGGAGGCAGCAGAAAGCCGCAGCCTATTCGAGAAGCCGGAGGAGCAAGAAGTGGCGAAGGCGACGTTTCAGGTTATTCGACAGTATGAACGCTTACGTGGGAGCGATCAACTTCAGCGTGAGGATATACAGGAAGAAATCGTCAAAAGTGTTGAAGAAATAGTTCGCCCAAAACAAGGATTACTCTTCGATGCTCTCGGCGAAAAGACTGTTGCAAAGATTGTGAAGGAAACCACAACATTATATCAGAACTTGTCTATTGACATTCCAAAAATCGTGGTATTACCGAAAGGGGAAGTGGCTGCAGGATACGAGGATTTCGATCTGAATACAACTAATATCAACTTACAACCAGTTTCCCAGGATATACTTATTCAACATCTGCACGACATGCAAAGATATAAACTACGAGATGGGTCGGGGATTATTGAGGAGAAACGACCAGAAGACTACATGGTGCGCGGCTTGATCGATTTCAATGACATCAGTTATGATGACCATGCGGCATTGCTTTATAAACTGGCAGGGCAGGTCGTGACGCATCTACGATCTTATCTAACTGAAGAAGAAGACGTGTTGAATTCGCTGCAGTACCATCAGCAAATTCTTGTAAACCTGATTCATGCACAGATGCAAGACCACTTCGTAGAATCTGCCACATCTTATGAAGCCCATGTCACCAAAGGTTTTCGCACCTTGCGCCCAAATAGCTACACTGCCGGTGCAGATGAGGTGATTCGTAACTTCAGGACGCCAATCCCCGAAGGTAAAAAGAATAGAATTAGGAACATGCTATTCGGTGAATTCGAGCGGTGCTTGTATTCAGTCCAGAAGTTCGACACTGACTCGGAGAGACGCTTTGCAGTAATCCTTGAGAGCGATGAGGATGTTCTGAAGTGGTACAAGCCGGCAAAAGGTGATTTTCAGATTCACTATAGTCACGATAAATCATATGAACCGGACTTCGTAGTTGAGACAAAAACCGACAAATACATCTGTGAGCCAAAGCGAGCCAGCGAGATAGAGGATGAGACTGTCTTGGCAAAAGCAGACGCGGCGACCGTGTGGTGTGAACATGCTACGATCCATGCGAAGACCTATGGCGGTAAGTCATGGACTTATCTCCTTATTCCGCACGACCAGATCTCGGAACAAATGAGCTTGTCGGGTTTGGCATCCAAGTGTACGCATAAGGAGAGAAATAGAAATGCCCGACCGGGACGTTAGGACACTGCGGGATTTAATCTGGTATCAATACGCGAAAATCATCGCGAAGCGCGCTCTTGGCCCTGACGCGAAGCGGGAACATTACGGGTTCGTCAAGCAGACACTTCGTGACCTGCAGAGCGGCAGGAAACAATGGTCGGACATCAGCCGGGAGGACTGGCAGTTCGTGGAATCCGAAAAACAGTGTATCTATTGTAGTTCCGTGGAAAATCTTAGCCGCGAGCATCTTGTCGCTAAATCGCTCAGAATCAACGACCGATGCGCGACGTGCGATGTGATACAATCCATTCACAACCAAGTCTGGTCGTGCAAATCATGCAACTCGCAGAAAGGAACTATGGGGTTGTATGCTTTTTATGCCAAGCGGCTTCATTCCGACAAAAAGTTTTACGACCGCATCCCGCCACTTGCGGAGAAAAAGTATCTAAAAACAATATACGTGTGCCTGGACAAATGCACAACCTACTTCAGCGAGACGCCCGGAGGCGGGAAGCAGCCGGATGTTTTGGCGCTCGATAAAACCTTACAGGTTATTGGGCAGTTATTAGAATACGACGGTCCAAATGCTCATCTCATCAGAAAATGGCAAGAGTCAAATACAGACGCTTCTATTCTGGAATATCTTAAATATCTGGACAGTGGTTATGAATTGACCGAGAAGCATCTTAATCAGGCATTCAATCTTTTTCTCCAAACAGCGGAAGACCCGCGTTGGGATACAGCGGGATATGGAGAAATTGAGCCAGGTCAACGCATATGCTTATCTGAAGCTTTTGAAGATAATCCTATCGATGATACACTGATATATTTTGAGAATGCAGATCTTTTTGAAGTATGGAATCGCGAGGCCATCATGCAATATTGGATTGATGATGCTCCATTTTATACATTAGAAGAATTATCTCTTGTAACTCGAAAAGCAATTGAGCACTTAGAACGTAACCGCGAATACCTGTTGCAGTATGGTCACTCCCTATCTGTGTTTACTCGGTGTGATTTTTTAATGAGATTAACCGACCGTTTATATTATACAGATTGCCCTTCCTCTCTACACCGTGTACGGGCAAGTCAGCTTGATAAGAAAACATTAAATAAATTATTCCCACATGGGAATCTCCCGGAACCTTTTAATTTTGTTGCTAATGCTGATATGGCAATAAAAAATCCTTTTCATAAAATGGAACCAATTGATGAGATATCCCCTCAAGATAAAAAGATGCTTATAGATGGCCGTAATAGGTTTTTTTCTCTTAAACAGCAAATTCTGCAGGAGTTATTCCGCTCTATATGTTCTCGAAGCGCAGACGGCCTATGGGATAGGTGTGTTAATTTGATCCGCGAAGCAATTTCAGCCGAGGAGGCGGAATTTTATCTTCGAGTTGATAGAATATATGAAGGATACGATATCCAGACAGATGAAAACAATCCTGACTGTGGGTTAATCGCAGGAGGACTGACAAGACTTCTAGATACTATCTGGCATTACGAAAAAGAAATTACGATTGGAACAATTCATCATTGTAAATCAAAGCTGAATGAGGTTGGGCTTGGGGGTATAAGCGAAATAGGCCGTGGTGAATTGTATGTATCAACTGGAGAGCCCACCAAAAGTTACTATGCTTTTATTAATGATGAAAAACGTAACATATTGGACGCCGCTCTTGATCAATTTATGATTCTTTATGAGAGAGAAACTAATCATTGGCAGGAGTATCGAAAGCGGGTCAATTATGTACTTGAGAATGAGCTTTATGTTGATATTACCATACATAAGAAAATCAAACGTCCACTGGCATATAAATATAAGCCGGTAGTAACGAGATTTGCAGAATATGCAAAATGTTTCCTCGAAGCTAACCCCAACGCATCCTTACAGAATACATTAGGAGTATCAGCCATTACTTGTGTTCAACATAATGCAGGGGGTATAGATACTTCAAAATCGCCGGAACATATTGATGTGCAAGCAGATCAGGAAAGAAACGCGAAAAAACTGAATTACCAGGCTGCTATTGAAGGTAACGTTCTAAAAATCGAAGGCCACACCATTCCCGGGTTAACTCGAGATGAAGTACGAAAAATTTGGAAGCTACATTCCATAAAACCTGGAGCAGATGGGAAGAGACGACTAGACCATCAAAGCTCCGACTACAACCGCATGATAAATGCATTAGTTGGTAGAGGAAAAACAAGACCTGGGGCTATTGCCAAGATAAATCAAACTCAATACAACGGATTTATTGCAAAAATAGAAGGAGAAGTCGCCTTCCGAATTTATGGAACTATCGAGCGCCACGACCAGCAAAGATAACCCTTTCAAGAATACTTTAACCACAGTTTAACCAACCACTTAACCAATAGTTACCCTTTCTTTCATGCCTTATATTTCCATTGCCGAGCAGGAAATTATGTCTGTTTCCATGGGCTTGGCGGAAACATTACTCCATTACGCCCAAAGGTGCAAAAGAAGGTTCGGCATGACCGAAACAGTAAAATTCGATTCTCTTTCTCCCACAAGAAAAAGCTTAGTGAGACTTATGCAGGAAACCGGATTCGGTCGCCTCGAAGGGCTTGTCATCCGCGCGGGTGAACCGGCGCTTGACCCGCCGCCGCGCATTATACGTACGTTGAAATTGGGCGGCGACAACAGACCAAGGCCCGAGGTCGCCAAGAGGAACTTCATCCTGAAGGCACAGGTCGTCGAACTTTTCCAATGCATGGATAAAATGCAAAACGGCGTTATCGCCGTCATCGAAGTGAAACATGGTCTCCCATTCAAAATGGAAATCGAGGAAAACGCAGCCTAATTCAAGGGTGGGTTCCCTTATGAAATTGTAGTTTTCGGAACCTGACAACAATCTGGCCACAAAGTGGAAGGCGTTGTGGGTGCCGCGGAAAGCGGTAATTCACAACGCCTTCTTTGTTGAGGGCTCCACTTCCCTGCGGCATCCACGCACACCTCCGGCCAAGGAGGCAAACGTGAATGCCAACGGAAAACAGCATGAACTCAGTAAATGTATCGCCAATTTTATTCGTTTCAAAGCCCGCCAGATCGTGGGCAAGGCTGGTTTTACAGAAAGCGATATTAATGACATCGCGCAATCGATGACGACCGACCTTCTTTCGCGCCTGCCAAAGTTCGATCCGAACAGGGCCGCGCAAACAACTTTTGTCGCTCGCGTCATCGAACACAAAATCAGCAAGCTCATTCGTCACCGCAAACAGAAAAAACGTGACCACAGGCGCGAATCCTGCTCTCTCAACGATTCTATTGAAGGTCTGTATGGAGAAACCATCGAGCGTGTTGCAACCCTTGATCAGGACGAAGTGGCCATTCGCATAGGTAGGCGCCGTTGTACACGCGAAGAAGAGGCGCGACTTCACTTCGATGTCTCAATCGTAATCTCCCGCCTCCCCAATGACCTGCGCCCAATTGCCGAGCACTTGAAAACAGAAACCATAACCGAAACCGCCAAGAACCTCGGGATACCGCGCACGACACTATACGGAGCCATTCATCGTCTACGCGTTATCTTCGAGGACGCCGGCCTGAAAAAATATTTATAGGTTCCCCGTCATGTCGTCAATGCACGGTGTATGTATCCAATGGCGACATTTGCAGCCAAGAAAGGACAAGCGAAATGAGCGCTAAATTATACCGTTACCAGTTTGAACCGGAAATACAGGCACAGGAAGTCGAGGAGACCTTGCACCTGGCCGTCCTTGCCGCCGAGTGCCTGCACGGCCAGTCGCGCGTGCGGCTCGACGCTTCTTATTTCATGGATACTGAAAAACGCATTTGCGTTATCAATGCCGGTACGGATGTAGGCCGCGACATCGTGCGTATTTTTACCGGCTTCGCAATCCGCGAATTCGGAGAAACCGCTTTCACGGTGCGCCGTGTCGATAGAGCGCCCAGGCCAGAGACGAAGGAAGGACGAGCCCATGAAGGTCATTGATATGAGCTTTATTAAAAGCCGTTTTCTACAACGTTCACACCAAGCATGGCGAGAGCCGCCATTTTAATGATCGACTTGAAAAACCAGCTCCTCAACGCTGCGATCCATTACGCCGAGCTTGAATACCCGGTTTTTCCATGCGCGCCTGGTGGCAAAGTGCCTATAACCAAGCACGGTTTCAAGGACGCGACAACGGACATCGAGCAGATCGAAACGTGGTGGCGACAACGTCCGGACGCCAATATCGGGATCACTACAACCGGCCTCGTTGTGATCGATGTCGATGGCGCTGACAATCCCTGGCTCGCCGGCGATCCAGACATGTGCGCCGACCTGGCGCAGGGCGCGTTATCGTTCACACCCGGCGGCGGCCGGCATCATATTTTCCGGCAGCCTGAAAGCAAGAACTGGGGTAATACCTCGGGCAAGCTCGCTCCGAAGATCGACACGCGCGGCAATGGTGGATATATCATTGTTCCACCATCGGTCATCGATGACAAGGCCTACACCTGGGCGGAAACTTACGAACTGGACGAGTCGCCGGAGCAACTTCCCGAACCACCGGCCTGGCTTGCCGAACTTCTCGACAACGGGCCGCACTTATGCAGCCAACGGCCGCGTGACGCGCCCACAGTCGCGCCGTGTTCGCCACAGGGCGAAGATTCGGCCGCTACTGGCAACATTATACCATCCGGGCAGAGGAACGCGACACTGGCACGCCTGGCCGGCGCAATGCGCCGCGTGGGGATGGGGTATGCCGAAATACGCGCCGCCCTCGCGCAGACGAACGCGGACCGCTGCAAGCCGCCGATGTCCATGCGTGAGGTGGATAAGATTTCGGCAAGCATCTGCCGGTATGAGCCGGATCAAGTTTCTGTCGCTGTTGCTGAGAACCACTGGGCGCAGGATTTTCAGGGCGGTGAGAAAGAAGAGGAACTCACCCCATCGCTCCCCGATCCAGGGCCGCTACCGGAAGAGCTACTCCGCGTGCCTGGCTTTGTATCAGAGGTCATGGATTACTGCCTCGAGACCGCGCCGTACCCGAATACTGTCATGGCGTTCTGCGGCGCGCTCGCGCTCCAAGCCTTCCTGGCCGGGCGCAAGGTGCGCGATCCCGGAGACAATCGCACTAACGTCTACCTGCTCGGACTCGGGCATTCAGGCACCGGGAAAGACTGGCCGCGAAAGATAAACACGAAAATTATTCACGGAATCGGTCTCTCCGACTCGCTCGGTGAACGGTTCGCATCCGGTGAAGGCATTCAGGACGCCTTGTTCGGAAAGCCATGCATGCTGTTCCAGACCGATGAGATCGACGGAATGTTGCAGACAATCAACAAGGCCAAGGACGCCAGGCACGAGAATATTATGTCCACGCTGCTCACAATGTTCTCGGCGTCCAATAGCGTGTTCCCCATGCGCAGGAAAGCGGGGAAAGAATCGCCCGGGGCTATCGACCAGCCATGCCTCATCATCTTCGGAACCGCGATCCCGAACCACTATTACGAAGCGCTCTCGGAACGCATGCTCACAAACGGGTTTTTCGCCCGGATGATTATCCTCGAGAGCAACAAGCGGCCGGAAGGTCAGGACCCCAAGCTTATCGAGCTCCCGGACAGGGTTCTCGAAACCGCTAAGTGGTGGTCCGAGTTCAACCCCGGGACCGGCAATCTGGAAAAATGGCATCCGGTACCCAAGGTCGTCGAGCATACCGATGAGGCCGTGGAAATCCTGACCGAGTGCCGTCGGGAAGCGGAAACCGAGTACTCGGCTGCTGAGGCACGTAACGATTCCGTAGGCACGACCGTATGGAGTCGGGTCAATGAGCAGGCACGGAAGCTGGCCCTGCTCTACGCCGTAAGCGAAAACCACATCGAGCCCGTCATCGGGAAAGGTGCTACGGAATGGGGCAGCCTGTTTGCCGTCCACCAGACTAAGCGGATGCTGTTTATGGCCGGCGAGCATGTTTTTGAGAGTGAATTCGATTCCAGGTGCAAGAAACTCTTGGCAATCCTGAAAAAATGGCGTGCAAAAAAGGGCAACCAATGGATGGAGTTCTGGAGAATCCGACGGAAACTAAAATGGAATGATAGAGACCACGAGGAAGTTCGAAACGCTCTCATAGGCCAACGGATTATCGAATATGATGAACCTCCGACTGGAGGAAAACCCAAAAAATTGTACCGCTTAGTTGAAAGTTATTGATGTGCCTACTGCTCGAATTGAACTTATTGACGAGCAAATAATTGGAAGGGGAAAAACCAAATGGACAATAAGACAATAAGTCGTCAATTGGTTGAAAGACATAACTGTATATATGATAAAGAAATATATATTTTTATTATACTTATTGTCTTATTGTCTATACCCCCCTGTCTCTATATTTTTCCCTGTTTTTCTGTGTATACGCGACCCCCTTGACAATTAGTCAATAAGTTTTGCTCCGGATGGTTTTCAGGATTATTGCTCAGCCTAACCCAATAACTTATGAAAGGACGGATTGTATGGAACGCTGCTGTTACGACTGTGATTACTTTTACTCGTCGGTGGAACTGACCGGAAAAGAGCAATGTATCGATCATGTTGAAGGCGAATGCCGACGCCAGCCTCCGGTTGTGGGCGATTATTTCAAAGGCTCTGGAGATGAAGATACAGATGAGCACGGCTTCGGTGAGTTCCCGAAAGTGCTCGGAGCCGACTGGTGCGGAGAGTTCGTGAAACGGGAGGGTTCAGGTGGACAGTAAACTCCGCGACATTTTCACGATAACCGAGGTCAGGATAAGACTCGCGGATGAGCCGCGAGGCGGTCTCATCGGTTGGGCATCATGCGTGCTGAACGGGATGTTCCTCCTGGATAGCATAGCCGTGTTCCGAGGTGAAAGCGGGGAGTTCTTGCTCTCGTTTCCGAAAAAATCATCCCAGCATGGGACCGAGTACCATTTTTTCAAGCCGATTACACGTTCCGCCTACCAGCAACTTCTCGAGGCGATAGTAAAAAGGTTGGACCTAACCAGAAAGGACTTGCGATGAAACCCGAAGAAGAAATCGACCGGATTTTGAAAGAAGATATACCTCTCACGCGTGAGATCAATGCCGTCCACAGGAGGATACGTGCGGAAACGGCAGTCAAACGCAATGAACTGCGGGAGATGTACGACAGGTTCGATATTGTGTAGCCGGAAGGTTGTGCGGGTTCCGTTCTTGCTTTGAATGCCGCTTTCGGAGTTTTGACAGAGGCGGAATATTATCTTTCAGCAGCGGAGAGCTTTTAGCGGGAGGGCCTCCTGATCGTATATTCCTGGAACATGGGCGACCGTGGTGTCACACCCCACGGGGTGAAGTATCCACATAACGCCCAATATAATAAAGAGTTACGCGAGCGATGCCGGGCGGCTCGGTGACGGCGCAGCCTTTGCTCTACCCCTTACCCTTGTTTCCGTTAGGCAGATATGGCCCGCAACCCCCCGGCTACACTCAAATTATGACGAGCTCAGTTTCGATTTGCCTTTTCCGGCGCTCTCGGCGAACTACGGAGAATTGACTTGACTTCTGGTGGCGGAAAAGCCCTCATGTATAATGATTTGCTCTGGAATAGGTTACGCAGATTGGAGGTGCATCCATGAGCGGATTTTCAGGCAGATTGTACATTCCCGAAAACGAGTTTGACATCGAGGAAGGCAATGAGCGAAACAGATAAAACCCGTGTCGCTGGTTATGGCTTCGCCGGTCCTCATCACGCCGTCGTGCTTGCGAAATGCCTTCCTGGCTTTTTCGTAGCTCTTGTTCTTCATGGATAATAACGCCTCCACTTATTGACATTTGGAGGCATTTTTATCCATATCGGAGGAATTATCAAGTACTTTTTCGGGAATACTGGGAACACCCTTGCTATTTCGCCGGGAATACCCCCTCATGTGTGTAACCTTTTGAATGAAAGGAGGTTGCGCAATATGGTGATTAGCGAAGAAAACCCGATAACAGCGGCCGGATACATCCGCGTGTCGCAGGAGCGGCAGGTAAAGAACGGCTATGGCTTGGAGGCGCAAGAGCACGACATCAAGCGATTCGCGGAGTACAAGGGCTGGCAGCCCATTGAACTTTACCGCGAGGAAGGCGTGTCGGGTTACAAGCGAGACAGACCTGCACTGGAGCGCCTGCTTGCGGACGCCAAAGCGGGAAAGTTTGACGTGGTCGTATTTCCGTCGATAGACCGCACAGGCCGTTCCGTGAAAGACATAATCGAGATTGACACCGCGCTACGCGACGCCGGCGCGAGCATTGTGTTCCTTCGGGAAGGTATTGACACGTCAACGCCGACAGGTCAACTCTTTCGGAACATCATGGCCTCGGTCGCCGAGTTCGAAGGGCGCATGATCTACGAGCGACTTTCCAAGGGCAGGTGCCGCAAGGCTGCCGCGGGCGGTTACGTCGGCGGCTGGCTTCCACTCGGTTATCGTCGCGGCGAAGATGGCAAGGTTGCCGTCGTGCCCGAAGAAGCCAAAATTGTCAAGCGCATCTTCCGCTGGTCAGCCGAGGGGCGCAGGCTTTGCTGGATCGTGGGGCGTCTGAATGAAATGGCTGTGCCTACCCGCAACGGCGGCACCTGGCGTGTTTCCACGGTCCAAGGAGTTTTACGGAACAGGTTCTATACGGGTTACATCGTGATTGAGGGAGAACTTGTCCGCAGCCAGAACGCCGCTATTATTCCTGGTTCACTTTTTGAATCCGCAATACGCAAGGAGGGTTGATGGGACTTACAATACACTACGGCTTCGAATTCACGGGCGGCAAGCGCGCGCTTCTGAAAAAACTGGAATGGCTGAAAAGCCGGTACGCTGATTTTCCCGTGAATTCCGTCGGCGACATCCTCGAAATCAAACAGGCGAGGCTGGAGAAAGGATTCGGCAAGCACGGCAAGGAATTGTTTTCAGAGAACCACTTGGGTTTCATGATGTCGTTTTGCTATTTCCCTGAAACGAAAGTGGACAAAGCGCTGATGGATATTATCAAGCGCACCGGCGTTACGGCCAAGATTGGCGAACTGCCTCCGCGTGACCAGAAGCGTTTTCACCGCTTGCGGCGATTGTCGAGAGAGAATTGGGAACGGCGCGCCGAGCGCATCAGGAAATCAGCCAACGGCCTTCTGCTTGCCGTGGATGTCGGCGAAGGCTGTGAGAGTTTCGACATCATGCTCGGCCGCCTGGGCAATGGTAGAACTTGGCGAGGCCAGGATTTTACAAAAACGCAATACGCGACGCACTTTCATACGTGCCACCTTGCCGTCTGTGAAATGCTGGATTTCTGCGAGGATGCAGGTATTCTGAAACGCGTCCTTGATGACGGCCATTTCTACGAGAGCCGCGACATCCAGAAGCTTGCTAAGAACATTAACGCCTCGACCGAGATGATTCAGGCAGTAACCGGTGTGCTCAAAGGCACGGCCAAGAAGCGAGGCTTCAAGGTCAGCGCCAATATCGACCGCGCAGTCAACATCATGAAGGTCACCAGAAAGAAACCCCGTCCAAGCGACGGATAGATTTTCGACGAGACCCATACGAGACTTCCACGTTCGCAACCCGCGCTTCCAGAAGAAGCGGGAGCCCACACGAGAATTCTACGAGACCTCCACGATAAAAAAACATTTTTACTCTTGTTTCAGAAGGAGGTCATATGGCTTACAGAAATGCAACTTTTGTTTTACCACCGAAATTATTGAAGCGCGTCCAAAAATACTATTCAGGCTTATTATGGGTTCCGCCTGTCAGCACAAAAAGGCGCGACAAGGAGATTCTAATGCTCAGCCGGAAAGGATTGAGAACTTCACAGATCGCGGAAGTTGTTCACCTTTCCATTCGCAGAGTTCAACAGGTTCTCCGCGAAGCCACGGAGAGGCGAAAAAAGAACTAATATAATTTCGTTGTCAAAACATTAGCAACCGTGTTTAATGAGATAGAAGACGAACGAAGTTTTTAATACGCGAGAGTTCTACGAGACTAAAACGATAGACTTCCGCCCTGCGATAACAAGGGGCTGGGGTTCACGAGAGTACTTACGAGAAAGTACACGGTGAGCCTCAGCCCCTTTTTTTATTTGGTTGCGCAGTGGCGGAAATTATTAAAGCAACAATTCTCGGAGATGATGACAGCGGCGTTGACGCGGTCGGGCGGTCGACGCAGTTGCCGGAAGATTCCTGGGATTACGACAAGACCGGCGCGAAAGAGCCGCCGTACAACCTCGACGCGCTGGCGCTCTTCCTCGAAATCAATACATGGCATTACCGCTGCGTGAAGGCCAAGGCAATTAGCACTGCCGGGCTGGGGTTCGACTTCGTGGTCCCGGAAGGGATAAAGGACCCCGATACCGAACATAAGCGCGCCATCCAGAAGTTCTTCAACCACCCGAACGATGAGCAGACTTGGGGTGAGGTGCTGGAGAACGTCCTCACCGACTTCGAAGCGCTTGGCAACGGCTACTTCGAGGTCGTGCGTAACAGGTTCGGCCAGGGGCCGCCGAAGGCGATCTACCATGTCCCCGCCGTCACGATGCGCGTCCGCAAGGACAAGAAAGGCTTCATCCAGAAGCGCACCAACAAGATGGTCTATTTCCGCAATTTCGGAAGCGATCCGAAGTCAAGCGACTCGTTCGACCCGCGCGACAAGGATAAGCCGGAAGCCAAACGCCGTCTCCTCAACGAAATCATCCACCTCAAGAACTACCACCCGCGTTCAAGCTACTACGGACTGCCGGATTTCTTGCCGGCGCTTCGCGCGCTCGTGGGGAACAAGAAGGCGGGCGATTTCAACATCCAGTTCTTCGAGAACAACGCGGTCCCGCAGTACGTCATAATCGTAAAAGGCGGCGAGCTCGCCAAGGGAACCAGGAAACGCATTGAGGAATATTTCCGTACGCACATCAAGGGCAACGCGCACAAGACCCTTATCCTGGAAGTCCTCCAGGATGAGGGCGAGAAGGTCGATCTCGAAATCAAGCCGCTCTCCGTGGACATCAAGGACGCATCGTTCAGGATGTTCCGCTCCGACAACGCAGAGGAAATCCGCGTCGCGCACGGTGTTCCCGGGCGGCTCATCGGCCTGACCGAGAAAGGCGGCCTCGGGGGTGCGGGCGAAGGCGCGACGCAGCAGGAGATATTCAAATACCACGTTATCGAGCCGAAGCAGACCCGCCTCGAGTACCGCATCAACAACTTCCTCGTCAAGCGCGGCTTCGGCTTCCAGGACTGGGAGCTGCGGTTCAAGGAGATCGATGTCACCGATGAGGCGAAGGTCGCGGAGATAATCCAGAAGCTGGTCAAGCTCGGCGTGCTCACGATAAACGAGGGCCGCCGCCAGATGGGCCAGAAGCCGCTGGAGCATCCCGGCGCTGACATCCCATTCATGATGACATCGATGGGGCCGTTGTCGCTCGACACGCTGGCCGAGGGTGGAGTCCGCCCGCAAATGATGCCGGCGGAAACCGGCAAGGCGTTGATGGATTCGCTTCTCTCTCTCAGGAAAGCGCTCCGCACCGAAATCGTGAGGAGGGAGGCGGTATGACGGAAGCGCTTCTCACTCCCTTCTCGACGGTGGCTACTGCGGACCTCCGCCGCGCGGACGACCTGGTCGGCGAAATCCTCGGCGATATTCTCCTTGTCAAGGCTAATCCGGAAGGTGCCGCGATAGCCGGTTTCCAGACACGATACACCGGGGCGCTGGAAAAAATCCTCCACGGCCAGTTCGACAAGTTCGAGAGCGAAGGCCTGCGCGGCGAGATCGACGACATCATGGCCTACGCCGAGACGACCTTCGGTAAAGAGGTTGCCGATAAACTCCGGCCCGACACTGAAAATTACCTGCGCCGCGCATTCCGCGCCGGGCAGGCATTGAAGTTTGTACCCGACAACATCGCCACGCTCTGGGACAAGCCGCGCCAGGAAGCACTGGACTGGCTGGTAAAGCACGACCGTTTCTGGATCGGCAAGGTCTTCCCGGAACACCTGTCGAAGGACTTCAGAGACACCATCGTCGACGGGCTAAACCGAGGCCTTGGCCGAAAAGACATCGGCCGCAGGCTTCGTGAATCAGTGCTGGGCAAACCCGGGCTGCCTGCGAAACAGGAGTATTACACCCGTATCGCGTCGACGAGCGTCAACCGTGCTCGGAACTGGGGAGCGGTGTTTTCGCTGCAGACCGCGGGCTTCACCGAGTACGAAATCCGCGCGGTGATGGACGAGCGGACAAGCCCTATCTGTCGCTTCATGAACGGCAAGGTCTTCCGCGTTCAGGAAGCGGTAAGCCAGGTGGAGCGAGCGCTCTCGTCTCCGCCATCTGCAATCGAGTCCATAGCGCCCTGGCCGCGTTACGATACTAAGCGGGGCGACCACTACCTGACCGTTGGCGGCTCACGCCGCTACCTGTCCGGGAAATCCTCGCGGTGGATGGCTAACCGCGGGCTTTCGCTTCCACCATACCACGCGAACTGCCGCGCGACCTATATTGTAACACGCAAGCAGTCCCGGGAACTGGAGGAGCGCCCCCGGGAAGAGAAACAGATCGTCTCGGCGAAGGTGCCACCTTTCAAACCGTTTACGGAAAAAGAACTCGCCGGGAAAAAGGCCGCCGAGCTCCGCATGTTCGCTCGGGAGAAAAAGATCAAGTACTTCCGAGTGATGAACAAGAGCGAACTCCGGATCGTGCTGACGAATCCGGGGCGCTGCGAGGAGATCGCGCGGATCGCCAAGGCGCGCTGGCAGCGCAAAACTATCCCGGACCCGCGTGCGGGCATCGCGCGTCTGGCCGGGGCGTACCGGAAGAAAGCCGTCCGCGAGCTGATGGAGACCGCCAGGGCGAAAGGCATTAAGAACTTCCGGGTGATGACGAAGGAGCAGTTGGTCACCGTCCTTTCCGATCCTTCGAAGCACGATGAAATTCAGCGAGCTGTCCGTGCAAAGCTCCGGGCTGCGCGCGGCATACGTGGTAAAAAACCGAAAACGACGCGAGCGGAAGAGTTCGGGCTCGAAGATGTCGTTGCGCGTAAGAAGAACGCGATACAGGAGGTCCTGTCCCAGGCTGACAGCCACGGCAGGACAAGCCAGAAAGCTTACAAACGCCGCCTGAAAAAATGGCTTGAGGATTTCAATCTCGATCACCTGGAAGCGGCTGCCGAAAAGGGCCTGGAAGTCGGGGCCTGGGACTCGTGGAAAAAGGTTCCGTGGCGCGGCCGGGCAAAGGAGTTCGCCGGGCTGTACTGGCGAGAGCGGTTCCGGATGGCGCTGATCTCGAAGTCGCGGGGCGTTTTCAATCACGAGTTCGGGCACTTTCTCGACGACATCCTGGTGGTAACCGGCCCCGGGAAAGGGAAGCTTCCCGTCACGGCCAAAAGGGCTGTCGGAAAAGCGCTCACTAATGCGAGGAAACGTGCTCTCGCCCAGATGATCAAGCGCGATTCCTCGTGGCGGAACATGTCTGTGTTCTGGGATACGGACTGGAGGAGTTTCTGGAAGGTGCCCAACCTGGACACGGTCAGTGCCTACGGACTGAGCGACCCGGCGGAGTTCTGGGCTGAATGCGTGGAATCATATATGGCGAAAGGCAACCGGCTCCTGGTTAAAGAGCCGGAGATGTACAAGATCATCAAGAAGCATGTCTTCAATGGAAAGGAATTCCTGAAATGATCAGCGCGATGATCGCCAAACGGATAAATGACAAGATGGAGCCGGTGGGAACCATCGACGTGGACGCGAAGGAATTCACGTTCGAGACGGAGGACAAGCGGCTCGCGCGGCTCCTGGAGAGCGCCCATGAGAAAGGCGTCGAGGCGATGGGCGGCGACGGCTTCGTGGACGAGATCTCGGTCGACCGTGTGGTGCGGGTAAAGATCACGGAGGCAAGCGTAGCGCCGCTGACCGACATGCTGCTCGATAACGGCTATCACTGGTGGGAAGAGGGATAATGGACGAGTTCGTGAAAATTGACAAGGACTGCAGCGTGCGCGAGATGTCGCCCGAGGCGCTTGAGAAAGCGAACTACCTCGGCAACAAACAGCGGCTTGCCAAGTACATTGTCGGCAAGTTCCCGGAAGGCGTGAAGACAATCTACGACCCGATGGCCGGAGTCTCCAGCGTCCTTATCGAGGCTGCGAAACGCGGCATAAGGGTGCGGGGCAACGACCTGTCGATTATTCCTTTCTGGTATTCGAAAGGCGTTTTCGAGGGCGCTCCACTTTCCGAGTCCGATGTCGATAAACTTGTCCAGGCCCCGCTCCATAACGGATGGTTGACGGAAGAGTGGAAAGGCATGTATCCGCGGCAACGCGATATCCGCCGCTACCTCGACGGTCTGGCTAAAAAAGCGCGTGCAATCCAGGGCGCGAAAGGCTGGACTGCGAAAGCAATCGCATCGCTTACTCTCCAGCGGCTTTATTCTGAATCAGGTTCCGGCTACTCCACCATCAAGTACGAATCGGTGGATGCAGTTCGGAGAGTCGTCGAACGCGCCGCCAAGGATATCAACGTTATCGTAGCCGAGGTATCGGGCAAGGGCACGATAACAAACGAGGACTCGCGCACGATGAAGTTCCCGAGCGCGGATGTCGTTTACTTCGACCCTCCATACTTCAAAAAGGATAAAGGCGCGGTCCAGTATTTTCAGACGTACCGGATCACGAACTCGGTCCTGCTCGGCAAGGAATGGAAGGCAAAAAACCTCAAGCCGGAAGACATTCCCGCGATCCTGGAAAATCTCTGTAAATCCTGCAGGCATATTTTTATTTCGACCAGCTCGAACGAGGTGATGCCATATGCGAAGGAATTATCCCGCCATAAAAGAACGATGAAACGGTTCCGGCTCTCTTATCGGGTTACGAGCGGTTTCGGCTCAAGAGATGAAGAGCAGCACCAGCATCTTTACGCGGCGAAGGCTGAGAAACAGTCCGACCCGTTCCTGCGCATGCCTGAAGAAGATGATGTTTACCGTTACGTAGTGCACGAGCACTGGCGCGGCAAATCGCTTCATGCAGATTTCAGGATCGAGAGCGTTGGCAAAAAAAACCTTATCGGTTGGACGCTGAACACGCTTATCGCGGATGCTGTCAAGGAGCCTGTTGAAACGGTCGAGGCCGCAAAATCGCTCAAGTTCAGTGATTATTCAAAGATCGACTGGGACACGGGCGAGTTCGCCGGTAAAAACGCTCAAATCCTCTCCGAGCAGAAACCGAAACCTGCATCCACGGACTGGCTTGAGTTCGAGGGCATTATAGAACCGGGTGAAACCGGTGCGCTCGAAGATGCACCCGGCGTCATCCGAATCGTCGACAAAGGCGAATGCGAATACGGCGCGCAGAAGCGGGGTTTCCACGAGTACTTCCCGCGCTCCGCCAGAAAATCCGGCGGCCTCAGTTACCGCGTGGTTTTCGTCGAGTTCAAGGATGGTGCATGGCTGCTCTCGAAGCCGGAAGACCAGACGCCATACGTGCTTTCCGGGCGCGCAGTAAAAGACGGTTGGGTGCCGCCGGAAGGATTCTCAGCACTTCCGAAAGCCGTCCGCGAGCAGGTGCCGGAGGAATACCGCTACTGGCTGAAGGAGAGTGAATCAGAACGGCGCAAACTGCGCGACGTGCTCGTCGATGCGCTCGACAAAAACGGTGGCTTCCAGCCTGATGATATTCAGCCGCTCGATTTCGAGAAACGTAAACTCATCCCCTTCAATCAATGGGGCGGCTCGGCGAAGTATGCAAAACTCCTGGCGGAGCGGTTCCCCGAGCACAAACGATATATCGAGCCCTTCTGCGGCAGCGCTGCCGTGTTTTACGCAAAGGACAAAGCGGCCGAGGCGATCCTCGCCGATCTCGACCCGGAAGTGGTTTTCGCACACAAGTTTATCCAGGGCCTGACGCGGCAGGCATTCGAATCTCTCAAGCGATTCAACTGGACTGTCTCGCGTTCCGGTTTCCAGAAGGTTCGGGAATGCAAGCCGAAGTCCGATACCGAGCGTTTCTGGAAGATGGTCTACACCCGCCTCTGCGCCTGGGGTGGGAAGCCTGATGCAAGCGGTTATTCCACAATAAACGATGGCAAAACATACGGCCTTGAAGACCTCTGGCGCTTCCATGAAAAACTCGCAGGCGCGAAAATCATTGTCCAGGACTGGCAAAAAACACTTTCCGAATACGACAGCCCCGGAGCACTATTTTTTATCGACCCGCCTTATGTGGACGAGTGGGGATCGAAAGAGGAGATCAGCCCGGAGGATATTGCAAAAGCAGCATCAGGCCTGAAAGGTAATTTCGTTATCGCTTATACCGATTCGGCAAGGGCCAGGAAAGCATTCGCCAAGACTGGAAACCAATTCAAAATGAAATTCATGGAAGCCAGGCATGCAGGCCTGTGGCAAAAGCGAAGCCGCCTGTTCGTGGCATCCTTTGACGTTAGAAAGGGGAAATAATCCATGCTCCTTGTCGAATTCGAATATCCGGTCGAGATCGCGAAAGCATACGAAGAGAGTGGTCGCTTCATCGTCGAGGGCTATGCCGCGACGAGCGATTTCGACATGCAGGAAGACATTATCACCGAGGAAGCTATCCGCTCTTCCGCGAAAGACCTGATCGAGAATTCGACAGTCCTGCACAATCACAATCCGGATGAGGCTATTGGACGAGTGCTCGAATCGAAGGCACGCCCGGGCGGCCTTTACCTGAAAATCCTTATCTCCAAGACAGCGCCTGACATCTGGCAGCAGGTGAAAGAAGGAGTGCTTAACAAGTTCTCGGTACGCGGCAAGATTCTCGAAGCACGCAAGGAATGGGTTCCGAGCCTTAATAAACACGCGCGCCTGATTCTCAAGATGCGGCTTGTCGAGGTATCGCTTGTCGCGGTCCCGGCCAATCCCAAGGCGCGGGCTATCCGGTGGTATGTGGAAAAAGCGCTGGCCGAGTTCGAAAAATCAGGCGGCGATATAGGCAAAAAATCATCAACCGAAGGAGGGTTTGAAATGGATGAAGACATCGTTATCGAGGAAGAGCTTATCGAAGCATCAGGCGATCCCGATGCTGGGGATCAGCCGGGAGAATCGGACAAGCCGGACGACAACACTCCGCCTGAAAACGTGAGCAAACAGGAAGGGGAAGCGCAGCCCGACAACCGGATGGTTCAGATCATCGCTCTCGTGGCGAAGCTTCTCGCCGTGGTCGAGGACGAGAACCAGAAGAAACTGCTTACCCAAATCCGCACGATAGCAAGCGGCGCGGCCAATGCCGGGCCGTCACCCCAGAAAGGTGAGCCATCCGACAGCGGACCCGGGGACAGCGATGCTGAACCAGATGTTCCGTCATCCACACCGGCTGCTGCGGAGGGTGAGGCCAAAGTCGAGAAGGCGGGCCGGAAGATTTCATCCGCGCGGATCGCGCGCCTGAAAAAACTTCTCGACGAGCTCAAGGGCTTTATCGAGGAGGTGGACGCATCGGCGGCGGCACAGGGCGATAAAAAATCAGGCGGTGATACCGGCGCTTCAGACGAGCTCATGAAGACAGTTCGTAAACTTACCGAGCGGCTCGATGCGCTCGAAGGCGCGCCGGGCGCGCGCACATCCCTCGACGGCCAGGAAAACCTCGCCGGCGAGCAGGACACGAAATCAATCTGGAAGGGAATGGTCTAACGACTGAAAAACCATAAAGGAGGATACAACCGATGAAGCAGAACGAGCTTTTGCAAAAGGCGCTTGAGACCGCGGACCTTATCGCGGGCGGAGGCGATCTCAACCCCGAGCAGTCTGAGAAGTTCATCACCTACCTGCACGACCTTTCGGTGATGGCGAAAGACGCCCGCCTTATCCCGATGAAGTCGAAGAAGCGGGAGATCAACAAGATCGGGATCGGCCAGCGCGCAACCGTGCCCGCGTCCGAAGGCATCGACCCGGGCGTGCGCAAGAAACCCACCTTCTCGAAGACGGTGCTCGACACGGTCGAGCTGATGACACCGTTCGAGATCACCTACGACGTGTTCGAGGACAATATCGAGGGCGACAACCTCGAGAACTCGATCATCAAGCTCTTCGCCACGCAGATCGCGATGGATCACGAGGAGCTCTACATCATGGGCGACACAGCGTCCGCCGACCCGTTCCTCGCCCTGACCGATGGCTGGCGCAAGACCGCGAACGCCGGCGGGCACGTCTACGACCACGAGGGCGGCGGGATCGTCGTCGACATCCTCGGCCAGCTGCTCGACCTGGTGCCGGAGAAGTATCTCAGGGACTACGGCGACCTGCGTTACTACGTCAGCCCGAAGTTCGAGCACGCCTACAAGAAGATTCTCGGCCAGCGGCCGACACCGGCGGGCGACAAGTTCCTGCTCACGGATACGCCGGCGACTTACGCGGGCATTCCGCTCACACGCGTGCCGATGGTCCCGTCGAACCTCGCGGCGGACATCGGAGGGACGCCGTTCACCGATCTTACGTTCGCCATCCTCACGCTCAAGAAGAACCTTATCGTCGGCGTCCACCGGCAGATGAGCCTCGAGCGCGATAAGAACATCTTCGCTCGCATGAGGCAGTACGCGTTCACGAGCCGCGTGGACTGCACCTACGAGGAAGCGGACGCGGTCTGCATCGCCGAGAATATTTCGGTCGGAGCATAATCATGGCGGATGAAACAAAAGAGCCGAAGGCTGCCGGGGAAAAACGGCAGCCGGTGACAGGCAGACAGATTCGCTGCCCTGTCTGTGACAGCCCGGGAGATGAAATCCCCGCTGAGAAGCGCACCTGCCAATGCGAGGAATGTGGCGCTCTGTTTCTGAACCCGCGGCCTTCGGTCGGCGAGATTCGAAAGCAGCGGGAGAAACGTTTCGAGGGCAAGGACGCGCTCGTCCTGTCCGCGGCGATCCGTCATGACTCCAACGCGGCAGTCGAGGTGATGCGCGGCTATAACCAGCTTGCATCGGGGAAAAATGCTCCCCTGAATGCTTTTGGCAAGCGAATCCTGGACATTGGCTGCGGCTTCGGTTACCGCATGCGCGAGTTCGAGAAGTACGGCTGGACGGTTATCGGAACCGAGCCGAGCGCAAACGCGAGGAATTATGCCGCCTCGATGATGCTCAATCTTATCAAAGCCGACTTCGAGGAAATCCCGTCGGGGTTGTACAACCTGGTTCTTATCGAAGACATCATCGAGGAAGTGCCGGAGCCGAACAAGCTGGCGGCGGCAGCCCAGGCTGCCCTTTCACCGAACGGGGTAGTTTGCGTTTCCGTTCCTGCACCTGCCGAGGATGAAGTCGTCGCCGAAGGTAAGCTCTACCGCTTCGGCGAGGATTCGCTTCGCAGGCTGTTCATGCAGAACGGGTTCGACATGCCTCGTGTAAAGACAGACTCGAAACTCAGAATGTGGTTTCGCTTGAAAAGGAAACTTTAACCAATGCCTGCTAAATCACCGGAAGACATTATCCAGGCCCTTTACGACGCTGCGCAGAACGGACTACGCGTTTCTGTAGTCAGCGGCGGCGGAGGTGGCGATGCTAGCGAAGCGACGCTTTTAGCCCTGCTTGCACTCATGATGCCGGGAGTTCCGGAGCATAGGGTCGGAACGGTCGGGACAACTCCGCAGCAGATCACTTTCTCCGGGCCCACCAAGTTCATCATCGTGCAGAACATCGCCAAGGAGGAGTATCTGGAAGTTTCCTTTGATGGTGGAAGCACGTACATGGTTGTCATCAGTGGAGGCCAGATTGCTTTACCTTGCCGGATTACTGGATTGTATGTCCGGTCGAGCGTGGGATCTTCAGGTTACGAGATACTGGCGACGGTGTAGGAGGCAGCGTGGCGACTTATGCGAGCTTACAGGATATACGCGACCGCGGCGTCGACCAGGCGGCTGCGGACGATGCTGCTGTTGAGCGCGCGCTCGCACGGGCGACGCTCGTTATCGACGCTTATTGCGGGCGGGATTTCTGGAAACGTGATGAAACGTACCTGGTCGATGGCACGGGAAAGGACGCGATTTTTCTCGATGACCGGCCCGTGGTTCAGGTGACCGAGTTGAAAGTAGATGAACAGGCGGTCTCGCCTGATAGTTATCTGGTTTACAGCCAGGCGGGATACATCCGTTTGAACGGAGGCATTTCGCTTTTCGGAACTCACCCGGGCGTTTTCCCGAAGGGCGCGCAAAATATCGAAGTGCACGGGTTTTTCGGCTACGAGGACGTGCCGCCGGAGATCGGAGAAGCGTGCATCCTGCTTGCGCTAATGTTCCTGCGCACCGCGCAAGCTGAAGCGAACGTATCCGAGTCGCAGGCGAACACGACGGACAAGGCAGTCGGGATCAAGCGCGTGAAGATCGACGAGTTGTCGGTCGAGTTCGAGTATCCGAAAGACGTGGCAATCAGCACTTCGAAGCGGCGAACAACGGGTCTTGTAGAAGCTGATCGGCTGCTTGCGCGTTTTCGGCGTGACCTGGAGGCAATGGCAATCTGATGGGTTTGAAAGACGGAGTCAACGCAGCATGGGATAAGGCGCTGTCCCCTCTCTTCGAGGAATTCAGTACCGAGGTCCAGGTTCAGTCTGTGGATAAGGCAGCTACCACCGTCGACCCGCTCTACGACGAGCCGGTTGCTGAAAAAGTTTTTACCGATCCGGTGATGGTGCATGCCCGCGTAAAACTCAAGAAGGAACGACTCGTACTTCCCGGCGGCGAAGACATCGAGATCGACGGGAAGGTAACTGTCCGTTCCGATGAGCTCGATGCAAAAGGGATCGCGCTCGACATCGGATCGAGAGTAATTTTTCAGAGCGAGCGATACACGGTTGTCCACCGCGAGACACGTGCGCAAGTTGGCGAAAAATTCCTGCTTGTCCGTGTTGCCGTGGTTAGGGAGACGGCGTGATGGCTGGCGAAGGCAAGACAGGCGATTGGAAAAAACTTCGGAATATCATGGGCGAGTTTGGCGAGCGCCTGCATCGCAACGCTGAAAAAACACTTCGCCGGGCAGGCGAGGAGCTCGCGTCCGACATGAAGACCCGAATACTCGACGGCAAAGATATGAAACCGCTTCACGGATTCACAATCGAGCAAAAAGGCTCCAGCAAACCGCTTGTCGACGATGGCGACATGCTTGGCTCTATCGGTGTGCGCTTTATCGAGGAGCTTGCCGTGTTCGTGGGCGCGCACCGGAAAACCGAGGACGGCCGCGACCTGGTCGAGCTTCACAACCGGGAAAACGGAACCCGCGTGAAAGTGACGCCGAAGATGAGGGCTTATTTACGTGCCAGAGGTTTCAACCTCAAAAAAGAGACGACTGAGCTTTTTATTCCTGGACGACCGTTTATAAAGCCTGCTTACGAGGATTTCAAGGATCGGAAAGTGGCCGAGAAGCTCGCGCTACAGATGGTTGAAGACACGCTGGAAGGCAAGGGCTAGCAATGCCTGATGAAAACATCATCACTGGAATTGAAGCATTATTGAAGGCAGGCCTAGAGGACCCGGTAAACGTATCGCTGGGCGGAGAACCTGTTCCCGTGCGCGTGGTAACACCTGACCCTGATCTGGTGGAGCTTATGCTTCCGGTTACGACGCTCCAGCTTGTCGATGTGCGCCGCGGCCTGGACAGGTCGAACAACGAGTTCCTTGTCGAGAAGAATATGCAGGACTTTACGGCGCGGGTCGAGTGGCCGGAAGCGCCCTACAACCTGCACTACACGGTCCGCGGCCATACTGAATCGAGCAGGCAGGACAGGTTATTGCTCGGGCAATACATGAGGTTCGTGGATGCGCATCCGGTGCTCGTCAGTGCAAGCGGGCGGAAATTCTATCTTTCGCGGAGCCTGTCGTTCCGCGACAGAAGCAGCGAGCGCTCTTTCGAGAAAGCGCTTACATTCGTAGTGAAGGCGCGGCTGCCGGTGGGAGTGGAAGAGACCGTGCCGCTAGTGCTTGAACACAAGCTGAACGTTAAAGACGTCAACGACGATTAGGGAGGTAAATCCAATGTCGAAGGAATACTTGCGGCCCGGGGTTTTCATGGAAGAGGTCCCGTCCGGCGCATTCCCCCTGGAGGGCGTCGGCACAACGACGGGCGCTTTTATCGGGATAGCAGAGCGGGGCGCCTTGAACGGCCCGCAGCTTATCACCAACTGGACGCAGTTTACGAAACACTTCGCCTCGTACCGCCGGGATTCGTTTCTCGCCTACGCGGTGAACGGGTTTTTTCTCAACAAGGGCAAGCGCTGCTATATCGTGCGTGTAGCGTCCGACACCGCAGCCATTGCCAGTGCCACCCTCAAAGATCGAAGCCCACTGAAGGTACCTACATTGCTCGTTCAGGCCCTGAACGAAGGCGAATGGGGAAACTCGCTGTACGTCGAAGTGACTGACAACATTTCCGATCCGGTAAACAAATTCGATCTTATAGTGAAAGATAACGAGAAGATATTCGAAACGTGGGAAGGCCTTTCAATGGACCCGGATGCGAAAGACTATGTATGTACACGGGTTAATGGCCGGTCGAATTATATCCAGATTACCGATCTCGAAAGTGATACCCCTCCGCCTGATAATCGTCCTGTAGTTAAGACAGAGCATATTAAAGACGGGGCCGATGGCGTAAGCGACATCAGCGATTCCGATTACATCGGCGATTCAGCCCTTCGCACCGGTCTTTACGCCTTTGACACTGTGGACGATGTGAACTCGCTTTCGATTCCCGGCAAGTCGAGCGCGGCGATTGTCCAGGCAGGGATCGATTACTGCGCAGGGCGCGCCGACCTCGGTTATATCGTCGATTCAGTGCCCGGCTCGACGCCTCAGGACATCAAGACCTTTCGTGAGGGTTTCGACAGCTCCTATGGCTATCTCTATTACCCGTGGATCAGGATAAACGATCCGCTGACGGAAGCGCCGAAGCTGGTGCCGCCGTCTGGCCATATCGCCGGTATTTTCTCGCGCAGCGATACCGAGCGCGGCGTCCACAAAGCGCCGGCGAACGAGATCGTCCGCGGCGCGGTCGGGCTTGAGTATCCCGTCACAAACGGCGAGCAGGAAGTATTGAACCCCGCCGGCGTGAACTGCATCCGCGCGTTTCCCGGTCGAGGGATTCGCGTATGGGGCGCGCGGACGATGTCGTCCAACCCCAATCTTCGCTACATCCACAAGCGCCGGTTCCTGATGTTTGTCGAAGAGTCTATCGCCGACGGTACGCACTGGGCCGTATTCGAGCCGAACATGCCGCGGCTCTGGGCGAAGGTTATCCGCACGATTACCGGCTTTCTGCGCCGCCAGTGGCTCGAGGGCGCGCTCTTCGGCAAGAGCGAGGAAGAAGCGTACTACGTCAAGTGCGACGAGGAGACGAATCCGCCCGAGGTGCGCGCCGCCGGCCAGGTGGTTACCGAGATAGGTGTCAACATCGTCGAGACGGCCGAGTTCGTGATCTTCCGCATCAACCAGTGGGACGGTGGGAAGTCAGTTACGGAAGCGGCGTAACAGGAGGATATAAGCAATGCCGAACGCAAGAACCGATCCTTTTCCGAGATACCATTTCCTTGTCGAGATCGACGGGATCAGCCGGGCCGGGTTTATGACCTGCTCCGGCCTCGAAGAGGAAACCGAAGTCCGGACCTATCGTGAAGGCGGCGATCAGAGCACTGAGCGCAAGCTCGCGGGGCTCAATTCGTATGCTGCGATTGTTCTCGAAATGGGCTCGACGGCAGACAGCGAGCTCTGGGAATGGCGGCAGCGTATCAAACGCGAGGGCGCGCAGGGCAACCGCAAGGCGATCACGATTATCCAGCAGAACGAGGCGCGCGAGGAAGTCAAGCGCTGGCTCATACTCGATGCATGGCCGTCGAAGTTTACGGCACCGGAGTTCGATGCGACCTCGTCGGACAATGCTGTCGAGTCAGTCGAAATCCAACACGAAGGCCTGCAGCTTACTGTAAGGCCTGCGGCATTCAGCTAAAGGAGTGAAAAACCATGACAGCGGAAACAGTCAGAACCGATTACACCTTCGAGCTTCCGAAGGGCTACGTCGACGAGAAAGGCGAGGTCCACAAGGAAGTCTCGATCCGCGAAATCACAGGCGCTGACCAGGAAGCGATGCTCAGCCCGCAGCTTCGAAACAACCCGGCGAAAATGCTGACTGCGCTCCTCGCCCGGGTGATCGTTAAGCTCGGTTCGCTCGAGGGCCGCCAGGTCGATACCCGCGTGGCGGCCGGCATGTACAAGAGCGACCGCGACTTCCTCATCATGAAGTTGAAAGAAATCGACTCCGGGCCTGACATGGAGATCGATGTCGAGTGCCCGGACTGCGGTAAAAAATTCAAGGCGATGCTGGACATCTCGGATTTTTTTACACAGTAACCGCTGATCTCGGGAAGGTAGCAATTGAGTTCGCCGGGTTGCTGCCGGCCCTGCAGTCATTCGATTGGCGGCCCGAGCATGTCCGCCGCGAGATCGCGGTAATCGCCTACCACTTCCACTGGAGCCGCGCTGAGTGCATGGGACTGTCGCGGCGGGAGCGAGCCGCGTGGATCGAAGAGATCAAGCGGATCAATAAGGAGATCGAGAAAGCGATGAAAGGGAAATCGAAGTAATGCCGGATTCTATCGGCCTGGGCATAATCATCCGATTGAAAGACGAGGCGACGCGCGGTGTGCGTGCCGCGCTCGGTGGGATCGAACGTCTCGGCGACGAGGCCGACAAGACGCATAAGCGCGTGGCCAAGCTGGAGTCCGGGTTCCGCCAGTTGCGAGATGCCGGCCTTGGGCTGACCGTCATGGGTGCGGCCGCGGCCGGCGCGCTTTATTCCGTGGTGAAGCCTGCGGCCGCCCTCCAGGAGCAGGTCAAGAACGCACTCACGCTCACGGGCGAGACCGGCGACGCGTTCGCGCGCATGGAGCGCGACATGACAAAGCGCGCGCTGGAGCTTTCCACCGTGCTCGGGATATCCGCGGCGGACGTCGCCGAGTCTTTCTACCAGGTGCTCTCGTCCGGCGCTGAAGCGCTTTCACCCCAGTTCGATGCACTGACGGTCACCGCGCTCAAGATGGCGAAGACGGTCGGCCTGGCTCCCGCTGATGCTGTCGAAATCCTTTCTGACACGCTTCATGCATTCGAGATGGATGTCTCCAAGGCTGAGCGGGCCGCGGACGTGTTTTTCGCTACTTCAAAATTGACAGCTACCACGGTCCCTCAGCTTACCGAAGCCATGCGCGAGGCAGGTCCGGCTGCCGCCTCGGTTGGGTACTCGCTGGAAGCGACTTCCGCCGTGCTCGCGGGATTTGCGGCGAAAGGCGTCAAGGGCGCGAAGGCTGGGACAGCGTTCAGGATGATACTGACCAGGCTTGCCAAGCCGCCTGGGGACGCGGCAAAGGCGCTGCGCTTCCTCGGCGTATCGGTCTACGACGCCTCCGGCACGATGCGGCCGATGATCGACATCCTGAAGGACATGCAGAAAGGAATGAGCCGGCTCACGGGTGCGCAGAAGGCGGCTGCCCTGAAAGCAATCGCAGGCGAGGAAGCATTTTCCAAACTCGGCGGCCTGCTCGAAGGCAACCTCGACACGCTGGAATCATGGAGGCAGGAGCTTACCAAGAGCGGCGCTATGGAGCTCGCGTTTTCGCAGAAGATGGGGGCGGCAAGCGAGCAGGTCAAGGTGCTTTGGATTTCGATCAAGAACCTGGCAATCAGTATAGGCCATCCGCTTCTCGAATCCCTTTCCGGCGCTGCCTCATGGCTTGGCAAAGTGATGCAGAAATTCGCCGGTTTCGCAAAGGCACATCCGATCCTCGGGAAAGTAGTCGGCGTGACGCTCGCGGTCGTCGGAGTGTTCGGGCTCCTGGCCGGCAGCGTGCTCATGGTAACGGGCATGATGGGCCTGTTCGCGCTCAAGTGGATACCGCTGGTTAAGGTTGGCATGTCCACGCTTTCGGGCGTGGTGACGCGCGCGATCCCGACATTTATTGGCTGGGGCAAAGCATTAATCGCCAGTGCGCGCACAGGCAAACTTCATGCGCTTATGACGATGAATGTTGGCAGGGCGCTGAAAGTCGCGGCAGGGGCGACGTGGGGCGCTGTAAAGGCCGCTGTCGCGTGGACTGCCTCCACCGTTAAGAACATCGCAGTAAAAGCGGCGCATGTTGTCTCGATTGTAGCCGGTACAGTCGCAACCTGGGCGGGTATCGTAGCGTCCAAGGCGGCAGCCGTCGCGCAGTGGTTGTGGAACGCTGCGATGACCGCGAACCCAATCGGCCTGATTATCGCCGGTGTCGCAGCGCTCGTCGGCGGCATTGTGCTCCTCGTCAAGAACTGGGACGCGGTGACCGGCGCGGTAAAGGGCGCTTTCAAGTGGTTCAAAAACCTGCTCGGGAAAGCACCGGACTGGCTGCTGGCGATTATCTTCCCGTTCGGTCTCATTATTAAACATTTCGACAAGGTCAAGGCGGTCGCGCTCAGTGTTTTCGGCGCGATCAAAAAAGCAGTGTCTTCGGTCGTCGGTTGGATCGTCTCGAAATGGGGAACCATCAAGAAAGTTCTCCTTATCGCGCTCGGCCCAATCGGTCTCATAATCGCTTATTTCGGAAAAATCAAGGCAGCCATCGGGTCGGTCGTGACCTGGGTGGCTTCCAAGTGGGGCGCGATAAAGGATATCTTGCTTGCACCGGTTGAGCTTGTCATGAAAGGCTGGACCGCCGTGAAGGATGCGCTCCTGGGCGTGTTCACTGCCGTCGCCGATACTGTCTCCGGCGTGTTCGGTGCTGTCAGGAAATCCATCTCCGGTGTGATCGACTACATTTGGGGCAAGATCACGTGGGTGATCTCGAAAATACCGGATGTTTTCCTGCCGGAGAGTTTGGAAAAAATCAAGTACGCACGCAAGGCGCAGGAAAAAGGTGCTCCGGTTGGAGGCCAGATTATGGTTGCGGCTACCGCTTCTGCAACTGAGCGTGCGGTTGCGAGGCCAAGAGTGCCGCGCGACGCCGGCGAGCTTCCCGCATACGCGATGGCTGCTGCGCCAAGCGCTTCGAGCAGCCAGTCGGTCGTGATCCAGTCCGGCGCGATCCAGATACACGCGGTCCGCGTGGATGAAAACGTTGTCCGCCGGATCGATTACGAGCTTGCAAAACTTATCCGCAGAAGGCAGGAGCGGCGATGAGCCTGGTCAAAGGATCAATCACTCCTATCGACCCCGAGGGCGACCCGGTCTTTTTCGAATACAACCCGTCCGAGCTCGAGGTCTCGAAGGAAGTCAACTGGGCGGAGATCGGCGTGCCAGGACTCGATTACCCACTGCAGCAGTTTATTCGGGGGCAGCTCAAGACGCTATCGCTCGAAATCTATCTCAACCAGGATCACTACGAGCGCTCCTATGATGTGCGGGACGCGGTCGAGCGGTTCGAGTCCCTGGTCGAGAGTACTGAAAAAACCGGCGCTCCGCCGATATGTTTTTTCCACTGGGGTAGGTTCGACTTCATATGCGTCATCGGCTCGATCTCGACCCGGTACACGATGTTCAACATGGCCGGCGAGGCAATCGAAGCGACTGTGCGGCTGACGCTTCGCCGTTACGTGGAGAAGAATGTATCGTTCCGTCCGCCACGGCACGAGGTCGCGTTACCGCTCCCGCGAAAGGCGCAGAAACCTGCTTTCGAAGGCTGGCAAAAGGGAAGCGGGTCTGTGTTCTCACCACCCGAGGAAAAAACCATTACGAGCGCTGATGAACTTATCGAGATAGGAGAAGTACGTATCCATATCGCTAAAGAAGGCGAGACTTTCCAGAGCATTGCTGCACTACATTATGGCGACCCCGCGCTCTGGCGCGCAATCGAATATGCTAATCGTAATCGGATAACAGATAATGTTCGGGTAATACGGGCAGGTGAAAGGATTGTCGTACCTGATATCGAAAATGCTACCACAGTTACCGAGGCGTTGACCAACTTCCCACCGGAGACAAAGGAGGCGCTTCGCTCAGGTAATGCCGGGAACTCACAGGCTGAAACTTTGTTCAGGGCAGTGAAGTAATGACAAGAACAATAAACCCAACTCGCAGGATCATTATCGAGGGGCAGGACATCGGGAAACTCCTGAGCGACGATGCGATTTCGCTTTCGGTCGAGGATCATATCGAGGAAGCGGACGCTGCATCCTTCGAGATCACGAACCGCAGAAACGAATGGATCGACCATCCGCTTTTCGAGCAGGGCAATTCGGTCGAAGTCTATCTCGGCTACGGAAAGCAGCCGCCAAAGATTTTCGAAGGCGTGATTGCGGTCGTGGAGCCACACTTCCCGCAGGATGGTGTGCCGGCGCTTTCGATTACCGCTTACGACCGCTCATACCTCCTACGCAAGAAAGGCGACAAGGATAACGCGTTCCCGGACCGGACGGCGAACGAACTCGTGCGTGAGATCGCGCGTCAATACAGGTTCCGCGAGAACGAAATTATCACGCCGGATACGATCCTGAAGAAGCGGTACTTCCAGCAGAATTCAAAGAGCGACTGGGCGTTCCTGAAGGAAGTGGCGAAAGACATCGGGTTCGAGCTCTACCTGGAACTCGGAACGCTCTACTTCCGAAAGCCTCAGACGAAGCCCGAGATAATCCCCGGCACTTTCGCTTACCGGAAAAACCTTCTCAGCTTCGAGCCTTCGCTTTCGGTCGAGAAGCCTGTCTCGAAAGTCATCGTCCGGGGTTGGGACTCGATACTGAAACGGCCTTTCCAGGTCGAGGTGGATGATCCATACGCGGGCGAGCGCGATGTGCTCGGCGAGCAGGCGGGAAGCGGTTTCGGCGGGTTTGGTGAAAGCGTTCGCATATTGCACGATGTCGTTGCAGATAACCAATTCCATGCCTGGACTATTGCCGAGGCATATTTCCAGCAGAAGGAGTTCGAGCTGATTACCGCGACCGGCTCGTGCGTTGGCGAGTCGGAACTGAAAGCGAAGCGCCTGATACGGGTCGGCGGCGTCGGCCGGAAGTTTTCGGGGCTTTACTACCTGACACGCGTGACCCACCGGCTTGACGACGGTGGCTACATCTGCGAGTTTGAGGCGAAACGAAACGCGATCTCGCGCATCGCGGTCGAGGACAAGAAGGATATCGAGCGGCTCGAAAACGAAGGCTATGCGGTACGGAGATAGGAATGCCTGGTGTGCTTGATGAAATGACAGACGAGTACCTGGAACGGTTGAAACGGAAGCGGTTCGGCCTGTACCGGGGGATTGTGCGCGACGTTGACGACCCGGAAGAGAAAGGCCGCGTGCGAGTCGAAATCCACGAGCTACTCGGTGAAGGCAAGCTAACGGATTGGGTTTCATATTGCGCACCGTTCGGCGGCGGTGGCGCAGGATTCTTTATGCTCCCGAAGCTGGGCGACGGCGTCTGGGTCATGTTCGAGCGCGGCGAGCCTTCGAAACCTGTGTGGATCGGTTTCTGGTTCAGCGAGGAAGATGCTCCACCGGAGGATGCCGGCAAAAATGTCCGGGTGATCCAGACAAAGAGCGGCCATAAGATTGTTTTCAACGATGAGAAAGGCAGAGAGTCTATCGAGATTACTGACCCCGCTGGCAACCATGTCCGCATCGATACGAAGTCCGGCGAGATAATTCTCAATGTCAACCTGATGCTTCGGTTGGGTTCAGAAGGCGCTGCTGAATCTGTTGTGCTCGGCGATTCGTACATGTCGTTCTGCAATACGTTCGTGGGCCTGGTCAATGCGCTGATTGCATCGTTCAACAGTCACACTCATATCGGCAACCTGGCGCTGCCGACAACACCGCCATCTGTTCCGTTCGCACAGGTGCAGCAACCGATGATGCAGGCGCTTTTATCTACGAAAGTGAAAACAGAATGAGCGAAATCAATCTGAGAGGGATAGATGCCTGAAACGTTTCTGGGCAGAGGATGGGCTTTTCCCATCCAGGTGGACAATGCCGGCGGCATCCTGATGCGCTCCGCCGAAGACGACATTCGAGAGGCCGTCGGCATCGTCCTGACTACGCGCCTGGGTGAGCGCGCGATGCGGCCGGAATTCGGCTGCGCAATCGGCGACCTTGTTTTCGATTCCAACGATGCAGGCCTCGCGGGCCGGATCGAATTCTTTGTCCGCAAGGCGCTCGAACGCTGGGAGCCGAGGATTACTGTCAAGGAAGTTTCCGTCGGCAACTTCGGCGAGCGGATCGAGATCGATGTGCGATACGTGATCCGGACGACGAACCGGGAAGATAACGTGGTGGTGCCGTTCTTTACTGGTGGGCTGCCATAAAAGGAAATCAATGTCAGTAAAAGGAAGACTCATTCCTGTTCCCAATCTTGACGACCGCGATTGGCGGGCGGTCAAGGATGCGATGATTCTGGCGATCCCGGATCGGACGCCTGAATGGACCGACCACAACCTGACCGACCCCGGCATCACGCTCATCGAGGCATTCGCGCTCCAGGTCGAGCAGCTCATCGTCAAGCTGAACCAGGTGCTGCCGAAGCATATGCGCGAGTACCTGAACATGATCGGCGTCACACTCACGCCGCCGTCGGCTGCCAGGGTAAATTGTTTTTTCCGCACAACCACGAAACCGACCTTCGACATTACGGTTCTGAAAGGCTTCGAGGTCGGCACATCCGGCGCGAGCGGTGAAAAGCCTGTCGTCTTCACGACCGACCAGGACTTGGTGATTCACATTGCGATGCTTAAGAAATTCCTGGCAGACCAGGCCGGAATAATTACTGACTTCACAGATGACGCTCTCGATGCGGGCACCACGTTCAATCCGCTGTCATCGGTCGCCCCTGGCGACGCGCTTTATTTCGCCTACAACGAGAATAATTACTTTGAGAAGTTAACCGTGGATGTCGCTGTCGCCGCTTCAGGTATTTCCGGCGTATGGGAATATCTCGAGGCCCAGGCCGATGGTACGACTTCATGGGAGCTGCTTGCGGTTGATGACGGGACACAAGGATTCACACAATCTGGCGACCTAACTTTTGAAGTCCCGTCGCGCTGGGATTCGACTTCGGTCGGCAGCATCACCGCCACATGGTTGCGCTTCCGCATTACAGATGTCGCGCCAGGCGGTTCATTCGCCACGCTGCGCACGCTCGACATCGACAATATCCTGGGGCGGGTTTCCTGCTCGAATGCAGTCACCGTAGCCGAAGAGACTCTCGGATCGAGCGATGGCTCTATCGACCAGCGCTACTTCCTCGCCAAAGTACCTGTGCTCGACATTACCGTCGTCGTAGACGAAGGCACAGGGTTTCAGGATTGGACCGAGGTCGACGACTTCTCAGCTTCCGACCCGGAAGACCGTCACTACATGTTGAATCGCGGAACCGGTGAAATCCTCTTTGGCGATGGACGTCACGGCAAGGTCCCAGACAAGGGAACCGGCAACGTGCGCGCCAGGCCATACCGCTACGGCGGCGGCAGCAAAGGCAACGTCGGTGCGGGTACGATTATCAAGCTCCGCGAGACGCATCCATTCATCGCATCGGTGGTAAACAAGGAGCCGGCCTCCGGCGGCGGCGATGAAGAGACTATCCAGGAGGCAATTGTCCGCGGGCCTGCCGAGGTGCTGCGCACGCGGAACCGTGCCGTCACTGCAGAAGATTTCGAGACGCTGGTGCTGGAAAGCTCGACCGGAATCGCCCGGGCAAAGACGCTTCCGCTCTTCGATCCCGCGGAGCCGAATGTGCCGAAGCCGGGCCTTGTCTCGGTAATCGTGCTTCCGAAAGGCGGCGCGCCGCTCTCGCTCGCGCTGCGGGCGCAGGTGCGTGAATACCTCGATGCGCGGAGGCTTGTCACGACGACGATCTATATCGTTGAAGCTGAGTTTGTTCCCGTTGACATTGGCGTGACCGTCGTCAAGACCCCGGAAGCTAATTCCGCCGGGCTCGAGGCCAGAGTGCGGGACGTTGTCAGTGAGTTTTTCGATCCCGAGTTCGGCGGCAACCCGGCGCTGGCGGTTTCTTACGTCACAGATATTTCCAGCGAGCGCGGCCCTGGCTGGGAGTTTGGCCGCGATGTTTACCGCTCGGAGTTGTTCGAGCTGCTTGAACGCATTGATGGCGTGGATCACGTGGATGAAATCACTTTGCCGGCGGCAACGATTCATATCGAGGAATACCAATTGCCGGAACTGCAGAATATTTCGGTAACGATAATCACGTAGGTTGAATATGCCTGAAACCGTGCAAGATACCTTATTCAGATCGCTGCCCGGAATCTACCGCCGGGAAGAAGAAAGCGGATTTACTTATCGCCTGCTCGGCCTGTTCGCGGGCGTGCTGGAAGATTTGGAGGATGAGGTTTATGGTCTGCATCGCCAGATCAACCCGGCACAGGCCGAGGCGCGGTTCCTGGCGTGGCTTGCATCATGGGTTGCGCTCGTGCTCGACGAGACGTGGGAGGAGTCTAAGCGCCGGGAACTGATTGGTCGCATGGTTATTCTCTATACGACTCGCGGGACGGTGGAAGGCATCCGCGAGTTCGTGGAGATCTATACGGGTATTAAACCGGAGATCGTTGAGGAGTGCAATGCCGGCTGGCGGATCGGCGTGCGGTCCACCGTTGGGGAAGACATGAAGATCTTCGGCACGTGGGAAGAGAACGCACACCGCTTCAGCGTGCTGGTCAAGACGTTCGACGAGTTCGACCTGGAGCGCCGGGAAAAAATCCGCGACCGCGTCCTGATCGAGAAGCCGGCACATACGCAACTCGTCCACGTGGGGTGGTTCGCTTCGTACTGGCAGATCGGCATCCGTTCCACTGCCGGTGTTGATATGAAAGTTGGAGGTTGATGTGGCACTCAAGAGACTCAAGTGGCTCAAATACCTGTTCGTGAACCGCGTCGAGGCGGAAACTGAGCAGCAGTACTGGAACGATAAACGCAAGAAGCATCTCGCCGGCGAGCATTCAGAGGGCGTGGTTGCGGGGCTCGATGTAGCCGAAACTGTTCCGCCCTCGCTTTCTGTTGATATGGCTGCCGGCCGTTCACTCGATACCGAGGGCAACGATCCCGAGGTCGAGTCGCCACAAGAGCTCGACTGTGCAGGGCTGGTTCCCCCGACCGGCGAGGTTACTGTTTACGTTACACTTCGCTATAACACCACCGAGACCGAGCCATACTTTGTCGACGAGATCGGCGACTACCAAAATAAGTACACGCAGGACAGTTACATTTTGGAAGCCACGACGCAGCCGCCGGTTGCGCCGCAGGCGGAGCTCGCACGTTTCCGCCTGGGTGCGGGCGCGACTGAAATCCGCGATGCTGCCGACCCGAATAATCCCGGCCTGAACGAGATCGACCTTCGCAGCGTGAAATATTCCGGTAAAGAGGTGCTTGCCCTGCGCGACCTGTCCGATGTGGACCCCGATGAAGCCGATGCCTTCAATAACATGAACTCGCCGTCGGCGTCGAACCCGGTCGCTACCGCAGCAGACGTGGAAGATGCTGTCGCTCCGGTTCGGGACGAGGTCGAAGCTGCGCGCGGCTCGGAAGCTTCCCTGGACGGGCGGCTCGACGTGATGCTGAACGAGGACGGCTCATTCAAGGGGATTACGCAGATTACACCTGCAGCCCCACTCACCGGTGGCGGCACGGCTGGCGATGTGCCAATTGGAATCGCGGACGCTACGCCGGCGGAACGAGGCGCTATGTCGTCGGCCGACAAGACCAAGCTCGATGGAATAGAGCCGGGCGCGACCGCAGACCAGACGGCGCAGGAAATCCTCGACGCGCTTAAAACTGTCGACGGTGCCGGCTCCGGCCTCGACGCCGACCTGCTCGACGGCTCGCAGCACAAAGGGCTCGGCGGAAGTGAGCACGCTATTGCAACCCCGTTTTCAGCCGGATTCATGGGATCTAGCGACAGATTCAAACTCGATAACATTGAGTTCGGCGCTACCGCTGACCAGACGCCGTCTGAAATTCTTACTGCGATAAAAACCGTCGACGGCCCGGGCTCCGGTCTCGATGCGGACACGGTGGACGGGAAACACTACAACGAGCTTACTGTCGATCCTGCCACAATAGACCACAATTCTTTGGCGGGATTATTTGGCGGCTGGCAGTATAACCACCTCAGCAGCAAACAGAACAACATTCTTAATAGCGGCTACTGGAAATGGTATCAGGCCGGAGAAGATAGCCCGATCCAGTTCGCGGGCTCTTTCCGCCTGGCCTTTATCAAGAATAACTTTTTATTTTTCGGCACACGCACGTTCCGCATTCACCTCGAGCGCGACGGTGGCGAAATGGGGAACCTGAGCGAGCTCGGCACTATCCTCGCCGACTGGGATTTGGATTACATCCCGAACCCCGCGTGGATCAGGGATTTTTACGTTTCCTTTGCAGGTATCTGGGATGCTGGAAACCCGAGTTGGTGGGCTTTCAAAATCAACTGGCTCCAGCTTGTGCCTTCAGATGAAGTGTCAACTCTGAACCTCACCGGTCTTCCCGGTGATGATATCAGGCAGCTTTCCACGCGCCATTGGGATCTGCTTGTTAATTTTACTTTCCGCGGTCCTTCCGGTGGTGGTTGGTGGGGTGCTGGCCCGGACTGGGCCACGGCAAATGTCTATTTCACTTATTACAAGTTGCCGCTGATCTAGGAGAACCAGAATGACATATTACTTCCTGGACATCCTTCAGAAATGCGTGATTGCCAGGCTCACGGACGACGAACAAGCACAGGAAATCATCGCCGCCCTCGGCTCGCGCTACGGCGTGATCGAGACCGAGCAGGCATTCACGGAAAAGGAGATCACGGTTCCCACCGGGCCGGCGGCCGGCGGCATGGACACCACACCGGACTACGGCCCGCTCGTCACGCGGGAAATTGCCTACGAGCCATTCGTGGTCGCGGATGTTTTCACCGACTACGACATCCCCGCTGCCGAAGTCAATTACAACGCTTCCCGTTACGATCCTGAAACCGACGCCCAGGGGTTCGTAAGGGATTTTACGCGTATCTTGAATACGCCGCCGCCGAAGGATTTCCTGCGCGTTACAACGGACGCTACCGACGACAACCCGCCGGACGGCTACCCCGATATTCCGGCGGACGGCGCTTCCACCTGCCGCATCATGATCCAGAAAGCCAACGGCTGGACAGGCGAAGACATGACCGGCCCGGAAGATAACGAGCTTATTCAGATTTCCACGGAGGCCGGAAGGCTGTCCGCTGTCCAGGCGAACCTGGTGGACGGATACGCCGAGGTGATTCTGACGAGTTCCAGCGACACCGTAATCACACAGGTCCGCGTTCACGATCCAACGGAGACGCTCGCGGAAGGCTCGATTCAGATTCAATTCGCATGAGGTGAATAATGACGCCGGGGAAAAAAGAAAAACTGGAAGCTGAAGTCGCAGGTCTCGAGGCACGGATGGATGGTGTCCAGCAGGGCCTCGAGAAGAACACCGAGGCCACTTCCGCCATGCGTGAGGATGTCGCCCGGCTTCGCGGAGAAATCAATGGAACTCTGCCGCGTATAGAGCGGAACGTAGAGCGCATCTTCGACCGCCTTGAGCACAACCAGGAGGCGGTCAAATCGTACCACTAGAAAGTGCATACGCACAGCCATGAGATTGGCCTTATCTTCACCGCTCTCCAGCAGAAGGCGGACGACAAGGGCAACTCTGAAGCGCATAACCGTATCTGGCTCGTGATCAGGATTTCCCTGATTGCGATATTTGGCTTGCTGGCTGCGCTCCTGATAGCGAAGGCAGTCGGCTCACTTTGATGGAGGTATCACATGAAACCCTGGTACAAAAAAAAGAAAGTATGGGCAAGCATTATCGGGGCGCTTGCCGCCGTGCTTACGGTTTTCCTGGCCCCGAAGGATATTGAGACAGCAAAGGTCGTTACCGCGGCAGTTCTCGAGGCGGCGATTGCCATCGGCTTGGTGACCGCGGAAGCCTCAATTGACAAGGCTGCGGTCGGAAATGCTGAAAAGGAGAAGACCCCATGAGGACAATTGACATTATTATTGCACTGCTTCTGGTATTTATACTCACCGGCTGCGCTTGGGCACCGACGATGGATGCGGACGTGGCGGAATCAATCGTCCACCTGGACAAAATGGTTGTGCGCGTGGTCAAGAATGGCGAGGATGATCCCGCTCTGAAAGAGGCGACGCTGCTTCTCTCGGAGCGTCTGCGGAAACTCGCCGAAACAGAACTCAAGATTCAAGGAGCCGAAAAATGAAAGACATCCTCGATGCCGCGAAGCGTGCAAAAGAATTCATCGACAAGCACAAGGACGACCCGGAGGTCAAGGCAATCTGCGCAGACCTGCGCGACCTCTACGCCGCTTTCGCGGAAGGCGATGAAGAAAAGCTCTCTCATATTGCCAGTGTTGATCCCGACGTGATCAAGGCAATCGAACTTTCAGAGAAGCTCGACACGTTGCGACAGAAGCGCGAGAAGGCCAACGCCTTCTTTCGTTTCTGTGCCGACGTAGTGAAAATCGTGCTTGCTGCCAAGGGTTTCAAGCTGTAG